TCACCAGTTGAAACTTGAAATTGTTTACCAGCTACTGACGCAGTAATACCGACTGTAGCAGCACCAACAAATTTGTCAGCTGTGTTAGCAGTCTTGATAGTTCCTGTGAAATTATCAATGAAAAGAATTTCAAAAGTTGTACCAATTGTGTTTGCGTTATTTGGATCACTACCTGGTCCTGCGATAGCAGAATCAGAAGTTGAAACAATTGCAGGTAAAGTTATTGCAGTTGGTGTTCCAGCAGGATCCATAGTTACTAATCTTCCTGCATGGTCAGCAACATTTAAATCTGTTGCTAAAGTAACAGCTTTCACTGCGCTTGGTCCTAAATTAATAAAACCATTTTTTGATCGGACTGGTCCGTCAAATGTAGTATTTGCCATAATATTCTCCTTTGTATAGCGTTAATTTTGTAGTCTCTATACCGTCTGCCTAGTCAGTCTACAAAATAATTATTTACTAGGTCTTTTTATTATACATAAAAAAAGGGGCGATGTGAACACCGCCCCTTTTAAGTAATACTAGTTGTATTATCTATTAACTAGTTGGTAAATTTCCGTTACCAAATACACATCTTGGATCAGAAAATCCAAAAGAGTATCTTTCTCTAGCTTTAAATCTTACGTTTCCAGTATCGAAGTCTCCTTCCATTGCCGTTTTGATTGGTGATCTAACGAACATTTTGAATCCGTTAGGTACATCAGTCAATAAGAAGTAAGAGTCAGTATCAGTTAAGAAGTTATTGATTACATAACCTTCTGGTACCATACCCATGCTTCTAACAGCATTGATGTCATTATCAGCAGTTCCTGTTCTCATAGGTGACTTCATTAGTCTCTCAGCAGTAAATTGTAATTCTTTTGGAATTATCATTTTTCTACCTTGAGTTGCTATTTTAAGTCCTCTTTCATCTACGAACCCAGCAATGTCAATTAATGACTGCTCAAGTGAAGTTTCGTTAAGGTCTGCAGCTGTAGCAAGAACATTTGAAAAAGTTCCGCCTGTTGCAAGTGGGTGAGCGTTTCCAATTAAGGATTCACCGTCACCACCTGTTACAGTTGTAACTTGTGCATTGTTCAATACGTTTGCAGCTTTAACTTGCTTCGTATTTGCCATAGATCTTGCAAGAGCTCTTGTGTATCTTGCAGCTAATCTATCGTATAGGTTATCTTCGATTGCTTCCTCAGTGATTGAGAATGCTAACGCGATTGTTTCGTGAGTGTATCTAGAAGTGAAAGTTTCACCTGCTTGATCAAACACTACTCCAGCACCTTCTTGTTTAACTGGTGCAGAAGCAAAACCGCTTAACATTACTTCCTCTTCGAAAGCTCTGTCAGATGTTTCAGTAGTATAAATCTCAGCATGCTGATTTTCATA